CCAACAGTCTCTCTCTCTTCTATAGCACCTTTACGTTGAGGAGTAATTCCTGTTACATCTTGTAACCTAAGTTCTAAAAAGTTAAGAATCTCTAGTAATTGTTTTATAATATTAGGATCACCTATTTCAATAGACCCACCACTTTGATTCATATTTCCTGCAAGTTTTCCTAAAGCTGCTCCCTTATTACCTTGATTAAACGGATCTTCAAAGGCAATCTTCATCTGCTCTATGTAATATAAGAATTGATCCATTGTCCAACCATCAGGGATCATAGAGGTTTGAATCTTAGCAATTTTACCTTTATAAGTCCTAATCTCTTCCCACAACTTATGCATGAAATAATTATAGGTTAATTGATAAGGTTTAGCTAAACTTATTAAAGATTTGGAAACTGAACTATTTACATTAAATATAGTACCTACTATTCCAGGACTACACTTGGATGGATTATCCATAGATCTAAATTGAACCTTACGTGGACCCATCTTAATATAGATATCATCGGCTAATTTAGTACCTTCATACCATTCACCTACCCATATCCACTTAACTTGATCTCCACCTTCTTCATCTATTGGAAAAGTCTCGTCTACATATTGTTTCTGTTCATCCCCATTTTCATCAAGATAAGTCATAACACCAAGTTTTCTCATACCTCTCCAGACAACTCTTACCTTCTTAACATTTCCAAATTCGTCAAATCCACCACCAAAGTAAGATGTAGCTTGCTTACTAGCATTAATAACTTCTCCAATTCCACCAACTTGAGCAATCAAAGAATCTAAGTTAATTTCTTTATGTCTTAAACTTCTAGTAAATAATCTAGAGTTAGCCTCAGTATTATAAGAATATCCTTCTTCAAGTTTTTTGATATTAGCAGGAGTAAGTTCATCAAAGTGATCATCTATAGCCTGACCTACTGGAACATAAGATGCCTCTATAATAAGATCTGAATCCTCAAACTTATAACTTTCACCTGAACGTAATGTAAACATATTTAATGGGTTACCTTTACGAAGCACAGGTTCACCCCCTAAGATATCAGCAATTGCAATTTCTTCTCCAGCTATTAACAAGTCCTCAAAGGCTCTACTAAATTCTTCCTTCATGTTAAGAATATTATAACCATACTGAACAATTTGTGTAGCCATTCGTTCCCTCTTATCCCTATAGTTAAAATTCTGCCACTTACCCTGAGCTTGAATTTCCCTGGAAAGTTCTTGTTCATCTACTATTCCAGCAGTAACTTTCTTTAAAATGAATTCATTTAGCATTGCAGTACTCTCATTAATCTTTATATTAACAAGGTCTGGATTAGTTAAAGTTACAAGGGGAGTAAAAAATCTTCTACGTTCTTCACCTATAAGAACATTTATAAAAGGATTAATTAGTGGATAGTTTCTATAGTCCTCATAAAATTCTGCCTCAATTTTATGGGGATTAATTACTTTATTTATTTCTTTAGGGTCTACAATATCGTTAATTAGATTATAATTGCTAATCTTTTCTTCCATAGAAGCTCGTATACCCATACTATAAGAAGAATCTACTATCACTTCTGCCGAGTCAATACAGTCCTTATAGAATTTCTTACCCTTTTCAGTACGAGAACGTTTCTGGTGGGGAAAAGATGTAGCACCACCTTTAGTTACATCAGTTGCCATATTATTTTATTTTTTACAAATATAGTGAAAAGTCACCTTAATATTAAATACATGGAAAGAAAAAAAATTTTCATATAGCTAAATTAATAATATTTTTTCATTACTGCTTTAGTTTTTATAGCCAATTCTTTTGGGGTAACTTTTCTCCTATTGAATCCGCCGTATCTATTGAACCACGGATCATCATTAATTGTTTTAACTCTACCTTCTTGCCTTTGCTTCTCATACTTTAATCTATCCTCTCTTAAAACCATTACCATTGTCATTGCTGATACACGGTCAAAGTTATCATCAGGGTTCCATGAAATTGCTTCCCTGATATAACCAAGAGTTCTAAGTTTCTGTAAATTCATCTTAGGAACTACTTTTATGACATTACCTTCCTTATCCATTTCTTCTTCACCACTAGCCTCATATGCTTGACCAACCATCCAATCCGCTTGGAGTTTTCTCCCCCATACATTAATACCTTTATTTACTGCTGTATCTTTGGCTTTATTACCAAAGGCTACCCCTTTAATATATTCCATATCACGTAGTATCTGAGGAGTATCACATAGATAATATAAGGAATTGTTATTATCGAAGTAAGCAAATAACCCCTTTAAGTTATTTTCGTAATTACCTTCTGCATTATAGAACTTAAGTAGTCTTAAACAAGTCTCATAAAATTCATTTGCAGTAGGGGGTCTTCCTGTATATTCAGCAACAATTCTATCTACCCATAAATCAAATACAAACATAGAACCCAATGAACCAGTACCAAATGGAGAATCATAATCAATAGGGTCAATACCTGCTATATATCTTCCTCTTGGTACATTATCTTCATTATTCTTTCTGGGCATCTCATATATCTCAACACATCCATATTTATCTAACTCGTCCTTTTGTACTGGATAAGAACGTAATACAGGATGTACCTGTTCATTACTCCACTCTATCTTACCATTAATTTCTACTTTAAGTCTACCCATATAATGGGGTTGTAAAAACTTGGTAAGATTAGGACTAATATCAGCTAAGTAATCTTTAAGATCCATGACTGGAAATAGACTACCTTCCTTACGCATTACAGCTTCCTGAGGAACTATAGGATTTTCAGCCTTCTTTTGTACTAATGTGTTAGGATCACTTGCACCATATTTAACTTCTAACCTTTCTGCAAGAATTTCTATTAATGATTGGATTACATTAGAATTTCCATTTTCATCAAAACATCCTAATCTATTTAAATAGGCCCCAAAGAAAAAAGCACTCATAGTACTTCCCCCTACATTCTTATCATATACATTTGGAACACTATATATATTATATCCCCTAGGATTATAAAAGAACTCTTCTGCACCCCTAAAACTACTTACATCAGCACCTCCAGTTCCAAATGCACACATATGCCCATAAGCCCATCCAGCTTCTTCTACTGAAGGTTTAGCTATTTCCCAAGCCTTTAGTATCTGATCAAACTTACCACTTTCTTCCCAAAATATATATGTACCCCTTTTACCCCTAGCACGTTCTGGGTCATTCATTAGGGTTACTCCTATTATTTCATTACCAGTACCTTCTTCAGTACCAGTATAACGATCTTTATAACCCATCTTCCATTGCATATCATGCAAGGAGTTTCTTAAATCTCTGATCCTAGGCCAGGGGGTATTCTTAGAATTCCAATCTGATATATCAACAAACTTATTAAGAATTCCATCCTTAATTAAATATTCTTTCTCATTAGCAATAGCAAATGCTGATACTTCTTCTTTAGCTATTTCAGTATCTCCTAATATAAACAGTCTAGATAGTTGAGAGGCAGACTTATAGGAGAAACCAGAACCACGTCTTTTTAGTACCATAGAGTGTTTTCCAGCTTCTTTGGCTCTATGCATATAATGAAAGAACCAATAATCACCATCATAAAAACTTGGAAACCCTTGTACCCTATCTGCTCTTTTGGAACCCCTTTTAACCTTAGTAACTAAAATAGGAGAGTAATTAAGATAGAAATAAAAATTCCCAGGAATCCATTCACCGTCTTCTCTGACTAATCCTTCTCTACATCGTCTAGCCTCTTCCTTCCAATATTTAAAATATTCAGAAGATGGGGCAGCATTTGGGTGTAATAATGTATAGGTACCATGTTCTTTATAGTGAACGGCAGGTTGCCTAAAATAATCCATATCCTCAAGGATATGAGGATTAGTAATATCAACTTTAATTCTACCATCTTCTTCCTTCTCTAGGGAAGATAATTTAGGACGATTAGGACTAATTAAATTCCTAATAAACTTAACACTATCTATAAAATCAAATAGTTCAGTTCTGAGTTCTTTATCAAGATCCTTAAGGAGTTCATCATCTAACTGAGTATTAACACTATTCACCTCCATGTGAAGAAGATATTATAACAAAGTCTTCTTTAACATCAAGAGAAAGTAATGCAACAATACTAAAAGGTCCATATCTAAGATACAATTTATTTTCTGCAGGAGTAAGAGATTCGATTTGAGCAGATACAACGGGTGGTTTACTATACCCTATATTTTCATAAGCATCTACTTTATCCTTTACTTCCTTCTTAAAATCTTCATAATATCCAGGAGACATTAAAAGTAGATAATCATTAATAGAAGAATCTCCCCTCATTTCAAAAAGTCTCTCACAAATAATATCTAATTTGTCTTTTTTAGATTCCATCTTCAAATATA